CGCCTGCGAAAGAGAAGCTAAACGCTCCAGCCGCACCGCCCGCGAGGACGTTGTGGATCGCGGCCATCAGCTCAGCCCACCGCCGGAAATTACCGCTTCGGTGGCGCTGTTGAACACCACAGTCGCGAGGCCCCGGAGCGCAAGCGTGCGGTTGCCGGTGGCGGCCGTGCCGACTTGGCGAAGCGTAAGCCCAGAGCCTTGGATGATGGTGATGCTGGCTGCGCTGTCGTTGTAGATCGTCACGACGTCGTTGTCGGCGAACACGCTGGCCGGCACAGTGATGCCGCCGGTAGCCTTGACCTTCGTGCCCCGGTCCCCGATGGCCAGCGTGCCGCTGGTGCCTGTGGTGGGCGCCAAGAGCGACCGAAGCTGGTCCACAAACGCGGTGGTCGCCACAGTCGTGTTTGCCGTATTGGCCGCTTGTGTCGTAGCCGTGGCCGCGCCCAGCGCAGGGGCGGCGAGGCTGGTAATGTCCGCGTTACTCCCTGCCGCCGCCGCGCCGAGGTTAGCGCGGGCCGCGGCCGCGGCTGTTGCGCCCGTGCCCCCGGCGCCGACGCCGATGACGCCGCCCGGAATGCTAGAGTCGGTCCAGATTGTTCCGGTCCAGACACGCAGCACGCTGCTTGTGGTGCTCCAATACGCTGCGCCGACCTGCAACGCGTTGCCATCGTTGTCCAGCGTGGGATTGGACGCCTTGGCGCCCAGCCAGCGGTCGTCGAACGTGTCGTAAATCGCCGCCGCGCCAGCAGCGCCAGCAACCTCGGCAGCATCGAGAATAGCGGCAAACGACCCCGCGGTAACACGCTGAGCGATGCTGTCGCCCGCCACCCACGAAAGCGCTGTGGTGCCCTCCTGCGCACGCACCACGGTCAAAGTGTCGCCAGTGCGTGCAGTGACCTGCACGGCCTCGCGCGCGAGGCTGGAGTTCTCCAGAACCGCGTAGAAGAAGTCGCCAACCCCAAGTGTCGGGAAGCGAGCCCCAGTGCCGCCGGTGAGCGCAATCGTGACGTCCCCGGGTGCGAGCCCGACTGCGATAGTCGAAGCCGCGAAATTGCTAAATTTGATACCCATGGGCTACCTCAAGCGAAAGGGGTCATCTGCACGGTGAGCCCGCGCGAGGAAAAGTCACCGGCAGCGTCTGCGCGGGCCATGGCCTTGTGGTACGACCATAGCTTGCCGTGGTTCAGCGCTTCCTTCTGGTCAGTCCACGCGCGCTCTGGCATGGCCATCAGCTCAAACAGGACCCCGTGTAGCAGCGCCTGCTCGTAGCGGGCGTACAGAGGCTCTTCCCACTCCGCTGCAGACACGGTCGGGGACAGCTGGACGTACAGCGTGGCGGTGCCAGCCTCGGACGGCACGGGCAGCAGCCAGAGCTCTCGGGGCTCACGGGCGACAAACTGCCGAGGGACTGCGGACGAGTAGTTCTCGGGCCACGCCGGGTGCAGCCGCTGCGCGTCGGCATAGGGCATGCGCGACAGCGGGCTCTTGCGGGTATCCACAAGAACCGTGCCGCTGACGATCGACAGTATCTCGGCGTACAGAAACGGCGACGCCAGCGTGTACGAGGGCTGCCCGCTGTTCATGTCGACCGGCGGTAGCTCGTGCCGCCACACCCGAGCAAACGAGCAAAGCTCGCGGGCCTTGCGCCGCAGTGAGTTCTCCACGACCAAGTTCGGGCAGCCGGGCAGGAACGGCGAGACATTGGGCACCATGGCAGCGAAGGCGACGGTCATTTCTCTTCCTTGGACGGCCCGCCAGCGGCGTCGGTGTCAGTCAGCGCGCGCGAGCTGAGCCCAGACGCGAGCATGGCTTCGTAGCTCTCCTTGAACGCGGCGGCCCGGCCTGATTCCACGTGCTCAGCGTCGATCGACTCCAGCATCCAGCAAGTGCCGTCGATGACTGCGGGGAGGTACACGTCCTGCAGGGCTATGGCTTGCGCTTGCCCGTACGTCGGCGGGCACTTGGCGTAGAGGATTGAGAGTGTGTCGGTCACAGCCCGGGCGGATGGGTACACATAGAACCGGTTGGGGTCCCGCGAGTACCGCATCCAGTTGACCGCGGGGCCAGAAGGCAGTGATTCCCACGCGGGCTGGAGCATTTCCAGCACGTCTTGGTTGACCTCTTTGACGGAAGCGCCGGCGGTGTTGCCCAGCACGTCCATGATGCGCACGCTGTCGTCTGGCGCGCGCTGCAGCGCGCCGATGACACAGGGGATGGTGGCCACCTCGGTGAAGAGGTCGGGGCGGCGTATCAGCATGCGCTTGAGAATCTGGTTGATCTTGCGCAGGATGAACGCATCCGAGTACCGGAACGGCAAGTCCTCGGTGTCGAGCATCTGCTCGCGCACCTCAACAATGACGTCGGTCGGAGTGAAGCTCACGGCAGATTCCGGCTGGCGTCAGCGCCAAGCGCTTCGTCAGCGGTAGGTTGCTCGGCGGCTGCAGCGCGCGTACGGCGCGCGGGCTTCTCGGTAGCGGGCTCGGGGGCCACGTCCTCGAAGTCGTCCCGGCAAGCGAAAGCCTCTTGGTAGACAAAAATTTGCCCGGAGGGCTTGTGGCGCAAGAGGCGCTGTGTCGATTCCATGCGAAAGTTCTCCATGAAAAAGGGGGAGCCACTGCGGCTCCCCCGATTCTACGCTGACACCGCGAACGGCGCCACTGTTACATCAGACCGGGGTGCCGGATGGCGAGTCGAGCAGTGTGCCCCAGACTCGCACGCGGAACTTGCCGTCGCCGACGCCAGCCGCGCCGATCAGCAGGCGCACCGCCGAAGCCGAGCCGGCGTTGACCACCGTGTTGGCAGCGGTGGCCAGCTTGACCAGCTTGGTGCCGGCAGCGGCGTTCAGCGCCCAAGCAGTCAAGCCGGTGACGGAGACGCCACCGATCTGAATTGCGGCAGTCGCTGCGCCGGCGCTGGGGCGCACGACGGTGATGGCCGCGGACGTCACGATCATGCCAGCGAAAGCCGGCAAGTCGTAAAAGTCCGCGGTATCGGTGGCCACAGTCGAGCGCTTGGTGCCGTCAAACTCGTATTCGAGCATGACGACGCCGGGCAGGCTGGGGGTGTCGGTAGACGCCGGCTGGATGCCGACGGAGCGCAGTTGCGCGGTGGTATATGCGGGCATGGTTCAGGTTCCTTTCAGGTTGTGGGCTGTGCTGCGGCCGGTCTACTGCCGGATGTAGAGCCGGGCCAGCGCTTCGGGCTTGACCACCTTGTAGCCATACACCTGCAGGCCGCGGATGATGTTGCCGAAGGTGGACTCAGCACGGATGCTTTCCATCTCGGTCATCTGCGACGCGAAGGTCAGGCCCATCTTGGTGCCGGCAACGCACGAGAACGCACGGTTCGCGCCGTCGGTGACCACGTTCACGTTGTGGCTGGTGTACAGCGTGAAGCGGTCGATCATGCCGAGGCGGCCGTTGCGCAGGATCGAGGCGCCGTCACCCGACAAGGACGCGTCCTTGAGGTCCGACTTCTTGATCAGGCCAGCAACCCACGAAGGGATGACCATGAAACGGCCAGACTCGGGGCAGTTGGCCTCGTCCAGCACCGTGCCAGCGTCCACGATCAGGTCGAGGATGTTGGTCTTGGTGACCTGCAGCGGGGCGCCGGTGGCACCGAGGTTGATGTTCTGGCTGATACGGCCAGCGGCCGCGCCAAGGTTGATTGCCGCGATGTCAGGCAGCATGCCGGTCAGCACGCTCTGGTCAATGCGGATTTTCATTTTCTCGGACGCATCCTTGGACCAAGTGTCCATCAGGTTGATGTCCGACTGGACCTTGTCCACATCGTCCTCGACGGCAGCGAAGTATTCGCCTTGGTCGATGTTGAGTTCGACCTTTGGCTTGTCCGGGCGCTCAACGGTCAGAGTCATGCCCTTGGTGTAGGGGCGAATCGTCATCTCGGGAGACGTGCGGATGTTCACCTTGTCGCCCATGGACTTGATCTCACCTTCGTAGTCGGTGTTGGAGATCGCGGCCAGAACGGTGGCGTCGTAGAAGTTTTCGATGAGCTTGGCGGCCCAGATTTCGGGGATAAAGTTGCCCGAATACTGTGCAGCGCCTGCGGATACTGGAAATGGCATGATGGACCTCGTTGAAAGTTGGAGCTACGCTGCGCTCAGCCGCTGATGCGGCCTTCGCGCTGCGCAGTGAAGATGTCCTGCTCCAGCTTCGTCGCCTCGGCTTCTTTCCCCTTGTACTTGCCCTTCATCCGGTCAGCATAGAACGACTGGATGTCAGTCCGCGTCCATTGCTTGCCTGTGCGCTCGCGCGGCGCAGGCGTGGCGGCGCTGGCACGGCCGGGGGCGACTTGTCGCTCCAGCCGTTGCGCCGCAGATGAGGCAGGTGCAAGGGGCGCGGAAGCCGAGCCCGAAGCTGCAGGGTTTGCTTTGCCCAGAGCCATGCGCGCGCCCTCGAAAATGCTCACCACGCGTCCAAAGTCGAGATTCTTCTCGGCGTCCTGCAAGTAGGTCTGGCGAGAGATGCCCGTGAACGGGTCGATCTGAAGCAGCCATGTGTGGACATCGGGGTCGTCATTGAGCTCGGCCAAGTCTGGCACGCGCGCCGTCAGCCGCTGCAGGAATTGCTCACGCTCGGTGGCTCCCTGCCGCTGTGCGACGGAATTGACGACTGGTACAACAGTGCTCAGCTGGTCGAAGCGGTCGACCAAGGCGCGAACCGCCTGTGCCAACGGCGCAACTTCCTCACGCGCGGCGCGCTTGGTGAAGTCGACCATGTCCTGCCCGTACTCCGTCTCGTCCTTGTCCGTGAGGAACTTGGACGAAGCGGGCGTGGCCGAAGCCTCGCGGGGGGCTGGGGCAGTTTGCATCTGCGCGACCAGCTGCTCCAGCCCGGAGAGGCGGTTTGTGGTCGCCTCCGAGTGGCGCAGCAGCGCGTTGTACCGACCTTGAAGAGTGCGCCACCGTTGTGCGTAGGTGCCGCTGTTCTCGTCTTCATCAGACGGGGTGGCCGTGTTCGCGGCCGGTTGCATGACTTCAGTTGCAGACACCGGCGCAGCCGATGGCGTGGCCGGAGCCTCACCATCGAGAACTGCCGTGTCGCCGCCATCTTTTGCCCCGTCAGCCCCGGCGTTACCGTCGGAAAGCTGCGCGGACAAAGCCCGTGCGTCGTCAATCTGCTTCTGAATTTGTGCTGGGAGGGACATGTCCTTGCTCTTTCGCTAAGGTGTCATCGGGCCGAAATGTGCTGCCGGAGTTCGGTCAGCATCTGCACGCGGCCTTTGTGCGTGCAGAAAAGTTCTTGGGTTGTCTTGGCCATGATTTCTAGCTCAGCCTGACGCGTTTTGTCCAACAGCTCCCCGAAACGGGGGAACTGGCGAGCAACCTGCGCACACAGCTGTTTTTCGTCATCGTTCAGGACAACCATGGGGGGTTACGCGCCCCGGATCACCAGAAAGCTGTAGGTTCCCGCGGTGGGAGTCAGCGAGCCGGCGGTCGGGTTGACAAAGGCGAGTCGCAGCGTGTTGGCAGCCGACACTTCGGCCCCCGTGAGCGCCACGGCGTTGGTGATGGGGTCACTCAGCCGCACCACTTTGTCGGTGGTCAGCAGGCCAGCAACGGTGAACGTCTGCTTGGCAGCGGTGGCGGCAACGACGGCAGCGGGGGTCAGCGTCAGCGCGACCACAGAGCCAGCGTTGACGGACGTGACTTCAGGAATGGTGAGTTCCTGCACTGAGAGTTCTTCAAACCGGGCCATAAAATACCTCCGAAGTTAGCGCGCACTATACCTTATCAGCGCCGACTGGTGAAGCGGGCTGTGACTGCGGCAGCAATTTGCCGATTGGTGAGCCTCAATTCGCCGTGCGCAACAGCGTCTCGCGACTCTCCGAATACTACGTTTCCATGGGCCATGGCCGCGGCCCGGCCGCCTGCCATAGCCGCACCTGCGAGCGACACGCGAGTGGCGCCTTCGGCGACTTGTGCTCCGCCGCCGCTACAGCGCGCCGGGGAAACACGCAGCGTGCGGGCGGCGACCTCACAGCGAACCATAGCCGCTGCGCCAGTCGTGGCCGCGTGCCCCAAACGTGCGCGGCGCCCACCGGTCGCGCCACCGCGCGCGGGAGCGACCAACGGAAGCAGTACCTCGGGCGCGATCGGGTACACCCCCGCACGGGCCATGTGCACGTACGTCGCCCGGCGCCCGCCGACAGCATGTACCTTGGCGTCACGCAGCGCACGGAACCCGCCGGAGCGCGTTGCGGCATTGGTGTTGCACTCAACCCATGAAACCCGAACATCGCAGGGCGTCGCGTCGGTGTCAAATGCGAGCCACGAAACGCGAACATCGCAGGGCGTCGCGTCGGTGTCAAATGCGAGCCACGAAACGCGAACGCTCATCAGGCGCTCTCAATCTGTACGGAAAGCGCCCCGGATGTGATGGCTGCAATCTCGCCAGCAGTCAGGGCCATGGTGTATTCAGTGTCGGTCACGGTTAGGGCTTGGGTCAACGTCTTGATAACGGTCGCGCCGTTCTTCAGCCGAACGATCACGCTGTTGCCCGTGCTGCTCGATGCGCGGAATTTGAGCTGCTGCGATGCGCCGCCAGGGTACTGCGTGGCATTCAGCGCCACCTCGCACACCGCACCCAGCGATGATGCCGATATGTAATCGAGCGCATCAGGCACCACCTCGTCCAGCATGGCGAACAGATCAGACCCGGTTGATGCCGCCCATGATCCAGCCGATATATCGCTGGCTGGCCTGCCGATGGTTGATGCACCAATGACAGAAAACGCCCCCGACCGAGACGCTGACGCAAAGTTGCGCACAGTGAACGCCCCAGCCTGCCCGCCACCCGCATACCCCCGCACCGTCCAAGCGCCCGCCGAGGCGGCTGCAACGATCGTGCGAACAGAAAACGCACCGGGTTGGGTTGCTGAGACAAGCGAGCGAACAGAAAACGCGCTTGGCTGCGCCCTGCTGGAAAATCCGCGAACGCTGAAAGCAGAGGTGACTGACGCGCTTGCAAACCCCGCTTGGGCTTCAACAGAAAACGCGCCAGCTTGCGAGCGTGTGACGAAATTGCGGATGCTGTAGGCGCTGGCTTGTGAGCGTGTGGCAGTCGAGCGAACCGTGAACGAGCTGGCCTGTGCTGCGGTGACAAAGTTCCGAACCGAGTAAGCGCTGGCCTGACTCGCTGCTGCTGCGGTGCGCACGCTGAAAGCGCTGGCCTGCGATGCGGTGCTGAAGGCGCGAACAGTGAACGCCGACGCCTGCGAACGAGCGGCGAAGTTGCGCACCGAAAACGCGGCGGCTTGCGA